GCGATAGACCGTGAAGCCACCACCGCCAGCCTCAATAGCCGCCTTGAGGTCCGACGCAATCTGGTCAGTACGGTAGGTTGCCGGGCTGTTGGAGTCGCCTGTCGTGACGGTATAGTCCGTGACGCCGAGGGTGACGGTGTACTTGTTACTCTGAACGCCACGCTTCACCCACACGATAGCTTCGTAGGGAGCATCCTCAGGTTCTTCCGCCTCGTCCATAGCGACCTCGACGGTCTTGTTGAGGATGAACGTGTAGTCCGCCACGGTGACAGCCGCGAAGTCCTGACGCGGGTTTGAACTTGCAAGATACGTCAGTCCGTCCGGCGCGTTGACCGTCTTCTCGGTTCCAGCCATATCGTAAACCTTGATGGTCTGGTTGCCGATAAGGACAACATACCGCTCGGACGAATCCCGGTTGTAAAGGTGGACGAAATAGTCCGAGATTCCGGGAGTCGTGTTGAGTTTCTTTATATGCTTCAGCGGGGGACGGTTCGTCATCCCCTCAACGAGCGAAGGGAACACGTTGACCGCGTCAGCCACCTGAGAGGGTAGTCTGTTCGCCGCCGCCTGTTGGGAGATTCCGTTGTGAAAGCCGGGAATCCCTCTGCTGATTCTGTTCGACATTTTAATGGAGTCCTTTTAATGAAGTGAACTAGAAGTTCTATCTCCGAAGTCCGGGATTGTTCATGAGGATGTTGTACTTCGCCGTGTCACCCTCATATTCCTCAAAGACGCGCCGGGCTTCCTTCTCGTCCGCTTCAGTCCAAGTGCAGACGGAATCCGCGCCGAGAACTTTCTGTGCAAACCGGCGGGATGCTTTGAGGGCGATGTAGTTACGAGCCGTTTCCGGCAGGTCGGTCCACGCAAGGAACGTGACCGTGTCGAGCTTTAAGCTCTGCGTGAAGACGAACGTCTTGTTTCGGCGGTCATAGAGCTTCTGACCGCGCAAACAAATGTCTGAACCCCAAGACCCGCGATAGGTTGGGGTCACGCGCAGGATGTTCGCGCCGAAAGTGATGTATCCGTCGATGTCCGGTGTATACTCAATATCGGTGTCTGAGTTGAAGTACCATCCTTCCGACTGAACCTCGCGCGAGGTCTGCTGAAGTATAAAATTCGCAATAGCNNGTCCACATCAGAATTGAAATGCCAACCTTCAGACTGAACTTCACGAGAAGTCTGCTGAAGAATGAAATTAGCGATAGCGACATCAGCGACACCGGAGTCTTCCAGAGAGGCAACAGGCATAGAGCCAATGCTTTCCAGCATGAAATTTACTGCGCTGAGTTCACTAAGAAGGGCGATGTCCATGTTTATTCCTTTACAAAAAGGGGGACTCAAAGTTTTAACTTCAAGTCCCCCTTCGGTTGGGTTAATGGTTAATGCCGGTTAGCGTGGCTAGACGCAACTAGGGCAGGGCGATTTCCACAGCACCTTCGGGGCGCAGGGAATCGTGACCCACGGCGTACTTCGCAATCATGAGCGTACCCTGATGGGTGATGAGGTATTCCGACTCAAGCGCGAGGTCCATCAGCTTGACCGTACCTGCGGCCTGAGGATGCCACACAACGCCCTTCGTCTTGGTGAAGTCACCACGGTACTTGGTAATACCCGAGTTGATGTTCGTGGACGGGACGTTGTTCGACTTCAGAATCTCGATACCCGCCAGTTCCCACACCTTACCCTTCTGGACGTTGCCGCCGTTGGAGTAGTCGCGGTTGATGACGAGGTCGCTCTGAAGCAGGAGCCAGTACAGGGCCGGTTTGAAGGCCGCGTACCGGGGGCTGTCGGGGACGTTCATCTCATCCATCTTCTGACCGGCGGACATGAGCGCACCGGCGAGGATGTAGGAATCCGTGGCGAGGTCTGCGTCCGTGATAGCCCCGCCAGCACCGGAACCCGTGAAGGTCTCGGAGTCGCGGGACGCGAGGATGATGCATTGCAGAACTTCGCGGTCATACTGGTCCGCGAGTGCGATGCCCTGCTCGTTGGTGTAGATGGAGCGGACTTCGTAGTGGTTCATAGCCTCATCAATCGAAGCGATGAACACAGGCGCAATCAGAAGGCCGTCGATGTCGATAACCTTCTCCGAGTGCTTGATGGACTGCCCATCAATCATCGCACCGGGGGTGTGCAGAGAAGCAGTAGCCTTCCACGTCAGGGGAAATTGAGCCGCCTTGCCAGAAGCAATCGTCCGCTCAAGATGCCGCCCCTTAACGATGGTCTTCTTCTCATAAGCAGTCAGGACTTCGCCAGCGTAGACTTTAAGGAAAAGCTCTACGGCATCAGCGTTACCGTCCTTGAGGCCAAGCCTTGAAACGGTGTAATCGGGAAGTGCCATTGTTGTTATCTCCTTTAGAGATTATTGAGGTATGGAGTTGTAATGGTCCTGCCCGAGTCTCTGGTTTTCTTTCTCTGAGTTTTCCCGTCCGCAGACAGGGCAAAGAGTCTGGTTGAACCTTGACTCAGTTAGGTGAAGAACGCTCTAAGAGAACGTCCTAAAAGAGTTTGGATGTACGGAGTTTATCCATAACATCCTGACGGTACGCGGGGTCCGTCTGATAGCGGGGGTCGCTCATTGCCTGAGTGACTTCCGCATAGGACCGGAATCCACCGACAGCCGGGGAGCCGCCCTTATCCCCACGAGTGAGGTTCGGGTCTTTGCCGTTGGCGGCTTCGTACTTGGCTTTGATTCCGGCGACCGCAAGTTTCACCTGCGGGATATTGCCGTTCTCACAGACGTTGTTAAACGCCGTAATTTCCTCTTTGGAGAGGTTCGTCTTTGCCCACGTTAGAATCTGAGTGTAGGCTTCCGCGCCACCAACGCTCGACTGAACGTCTGCGACGAAGGAGTTGGCGAGGGACTTCTGGCCCTCAATATACGCATCAACCATCGCCTTCGGAAGACCCATGCCTTCCAGTTCCTTGTACGATGCTTCGCTGAGTTGCCCGGTCTGAGCGAACTCGTTGTTGTACTTGGACACGTCGAGGTTGCCGACCATTACTTTACCAGACTCGTCAATCTTGAGTTGACCTGCCGGGGTCTGCTGGTTCGCCGGGGGCGTCTGCTGGCCTTGCTTGACCTTCGTATACTCACGCTCAAGTTCCTGATAGGACTTGACGAGGTCTTCGGGGGTCTTGAACTTCTCAGGAAGCCATGCCGGGCGATTGGGGTCGGGTGCGTTGTTCTGCTGTTGCTGATTGTTGGGATTATCCTGCTGGTTGAGAGCAGGGTCCGGCGTGGGGTCGCCTTTAACAACTACCGATTCGGGCATACAAACCTCTCATTGTAGATATAGTTTATTACTGTGCAGACGGCGGCTTTTGGGCTTCGTTGTAAGCCTGTGCCGCCTGAGTCCCTGCCTTGATGTAATCCGCGCCCTTGTTGAGCAGGGCCTTCTGCATCTCAGCCTTCTGCATCGCTTCCTGCTGACGCGCCTGTTCCTCTTGGATTTCCTCTTTGGACTTTATAAGACCTGTCAAATCCATGCCAAGATAGGTGGCGAGTCTGGTCATATAATTGTCGAGGTTCACATACTGAGCGATAACCTCAGGTCCAAGCGGGGACAGATGCTTCAAGAACGTGTCGAGCTTCGCCATCTCCTGACCACGCCCGAGGGCTTCAAGTCCGGTGACGATGGTGATGTCAACGAGGTTCGCGGGAAGGGTAGGCAGGACACCCTGTTGCGACAGGCGGTCCAGCACAAGACGGATAAAGGGAAGCTGAAGTTCCTGCGCGAGAAGCGAATAGATGCCGCCGATGGCATCCTCAAGCTCCTGCGCCATGTACCTGATTTCCTCTGCCGTCACGCGCTCGGCCTGACGCTGAATCGCGGTGTTCATCAGGAACGCATGAGCCAGCCGTTCCGTAATCTTCTGAGCCGTTTCGCTTGCGACTCTGAAGTCGTTGAACTTGTTTGCCTGTAACGTGGACACGTCATCAGCCGAGCCTTCGACAATGTCCCCGTTCTCTGCGTTCTCAAGGGTCTTCTTCTTCGTCACAGAGTTCGGGCGCACCATAAAGAGAATCTTCGCGGCGGCAACCGAGCCTTGCACGATGGAACGCATCAGTTCCTCAAGAGAGATGAGGTCGCCAAGATATTCCTCAACGTACCCTCGCCCGTAGTCCTCACCATCCACCTTGACAAAGCGGAGAGGAATCCACGGACACTTCTCTTTCGGATAGTGACCGAAGGAATCAGGGGGGTTCTTTCCTTCGATTTCCTGCTTGACAATCCAACGGTCATCGACCAAAGCGATTTCCGTATAGATGTCAATTTTCTTTTCGTACTTCTTGTTCGGGTCAGCGTTTTCCTCAGGCGGACGCGGGACAATCTCCTTCACCTTATCAGGGAGAAGTTCCCATACCGTCGTTTCCTTCGTGATGATAGCAACGGTGTTACCGGCTGGGTCACGCTTGACCACATAGTTTTCCAGCTTGTAGACTTGAAGTGAGAGCTTCTTGTCCTTCGGGCAGTACAGCAGGATGTTCCCACCGACCACCAGATGACGCAGGGCTTCGAACAGGCTGGACCGGGCGTTGGACGATTCGATATGCTTAGCGCCCTTCTGTTCAATCTTAGAAAGGGCAAGCTCAATCTGGTCCTTCGTCTGCGGGTCTTGTTCAATCTCAGCCTTAACCTTGTCATCGGGGATGTAGAGCTTGAAGAACGGACTGTTCGGGGGAAACAGGGCAAGCAGGAGTTTCGCGGCGATGTTGTTCACCCCGCGTGCGCCGACGCCCTAGATCGGAA